GTGGAATCGCTCTTAGAAAAAAGACCAGCCCTTTGCATAACGAACTCATCAGGCATCTTGTCTTGCTTCGAGAAGTTGCATTTGCGACAAGCTGCTACAAGATTTTCCGGATCATCTGTCCCACCCTTAGCCACAGGGATGATGTGATCCACGGTGTTGGCTTCCATACCACACCAATAGCATTCTCTCCCGTCTCTGTTGAGGATGCGTAGGCGTAGCTTCTTCCATGTAGAGCTGTTCACCTTGCGCTGTGAATGTAGCGTCATTAGTAATGCCCTACCCTTTGATGGAATCTCCACGCATTACACATTGAACCATATCGATGAGTGATGTATTTGATTGTGGCGTCTATTTGTCTGTATGGATCTAAGTTCCTGTAATGCTGTGAACGCATCTGACCTAGTCCAAAGTGACTGCCGTTCTTAGCTAATGGATTCCATCGTGATTCTTTGTAGATAATCCTAGAGAAGCATTTGTACTGCTCTTCATTGATTAGCCTTGAGTGTGCATACAGCTTGTATTGATCTGTGCTTGTAGCTTGTGCGGGTTGCATCTGTAAGACCATCGAGCTTAGGAATAAGCATAGAATCCCCACAACCGCCAGTCTCCTTAGCGAGCTACACGCGCACACGCGCTCGCTTGCAGAGCTGGACGGTAGCAATGATGTCAAGTAAGAAGCAAATATGTGGATAAGTCGAGCGTCTTTTTGGCGTGTCGTACACAGGTTATCCCCAGAGCTCATTGATGTCCCCAGCCTTTACCCTTGAAGTGAATTGGGTTCGCTGTCCAGATTCTCGACATCGGAATCGTGCATCCGTCGCAATATGGATCACGCGCCATTTGGTCATCCATCGACCTACTGATTGTCTTTGTCTTTCCACATACTTCGCATCGATAGTCATATTCAGCCACGGGCGTCCGCCTTTTGATTGATTCCCATGACTCCGCAGCTCAGACATTGCACCATGACAACATCATCGCCCAATGGCACTTCATTTTCGAATACAGCGTGATTTGTGACCTTCTTTTCAACCCTGCATTGGAAGCGTAGCTTCTCCATGACTGCTCCTTCGTAGATTCTCAATTGGGTGCAAGTTGTACTGCTCCACCCAGTAAGTCGGTTGGTCGCGTCTGCGCCATTTCTGATTCTTAGCAATTGCAACCGGAATCCAGCCCTTGAGTACATAATTCGGGCTTTTACCAGTCACCAATATGGCGATGTCTGAATTGCGATCTCCGTCGTAGATGATGAGACTGCCTTGATCGTATTTAGTCCATTTGACTTCAATGATTGATCCGACATCGGCTGTGCGCTTGAATCGTGAATTGCGTGGATTGAAATCTGCGATGCCAAAGTATTTCGCCACAGCGATTTCAGCTCCAACCGATTCCGCTATCTCGCAGATATAGTCATGAAATGACAAGTTCTTGTTATATCTGGAAACATGATCCGGCTTGCCTTCAATCTCTTCAACTCGTTCAATGGCTACTTTCGCAGCTGTCCATTCGTCCTCATGCGAGATTTTCATTTTCACTTGCAAGCCTCACAAAGCCAAATAACATTGAGTCCCTGATAGCTCGTCATTTCCCCGCCGGTCAATGGTTTCCATCGCTGGCACTTGTCGCACCAATCGATTTCGAGCGGTTTCTGCTCGCGCAGCTCTGTCCCGTCCTCAAAGATTGTAATTGCTTCCCCATTTGGCTTTTGGATGTATAGATCTCCCATCACACACGCTGCTTCCACTTGCCATCGCTACCGAGTACAAGCCAAATCGGTGCGCATTGGCTGGCTTTTGTCTTTTCGGTACACATGTATCCAGCCCATTGCTTGCCATTCTTTTCGCCTTCTTTGAAGATCATGTGACCATGTGCGCAGATTGGTGACTCTGACTGAATCTCTCCACCGAGCTGTGACTTGATCTCTTCAACGGCTGTCTTTGCTGTTGTAAAGCCTTCTTCCCAAATTGGCTTTGACCACGGATCTTCATCGACAAATGCTTTTGGCATGTGCTCGACTTGCTCCATATTTTCACGCGATGGCTTTTCGTCTGTACCCAGCACTACGGACGCACAGCGACCAATTGCGCTTGAGACCGTGTCTTCTACATACCAACGCTTCATCTGCGCATTAAAAGCACCGACCATGCCGTGAGCGTAATCAATAGCCGCCGGCTTCTCGTCTTCGTAATGGCGGAAGATCTGGCACTCGATAAGAATGTAACCCTTCTCCGGTTGCCAATCGACGATGTGAGTTTCAATGCGATTTGTTGGATAGGTGGCGTGTAGTCGCTTGACCTTTTGATTGACTGTCTCGTAATTGTCTAGGAATCCCATTAGTCGCGGTACTCCTTGATCTTACGAGCTGCAATCTTGCCGCGAATAAAGCCTTCGCGCTTGCCTTCCTTGAGTCCGGCTGTGTATCCAGCTGCGAACCCGAATAGAACGCCCAAAAGCATCCACATTGCTACTTCCTGAAATGCGTACATCTTTGCTCCCGATCTTGAGAGCTACTGAACTTCGCTCCCTGCCTAAAGAGTGAAGCAAAAGGCTGACAAGGTCAAGATTCCCGCGTGTCTTTGGGCGTGTCGATTGGCTTTTCCACCGGCTTGTCCTTCAGCCCGTTCGATGCCAGTACAGATCCCAAAGCTCCCGTTAAGAAAACTGTAAGTGTTGTCAAGATGTCGATGAAAGCCTTGTCATTTGGAGCTTGAGCCCCAATCGGCTGTGTGACAAATATGAGCGCGTAAAGCATTCCGAGCACGGAAACAGCAAAGACCAGCGCCAGACAGACGCCGATAAATACAATCAATCGCGCCTTGAGTTGTTCATTGCTAAGACGGCGATTTGGCTTTGTCATAGATTTCTTCTCCAAGAATGTCCGAAGTACAGATTCCTTGAACATAACATTGCGGCGGATTGCATTCAGCTTGATCCCAGTTTTCGAAGAGTTGGCAGTCATACCGTGTCCATCCTTGATACTGACCACATCCGGACAGCCCGAGCAAAAGACCCGTCGCTAAGGCTGCCCGAAGTAGTCTCCGAGTCACTTCCCCTTTAACCCGAAAGCTGCGTCGTTAGGATTTAAGTAACGAAGTACAACCGGCAACACAGCCGCGAGCCCTGCTCCGGCGATTGCCTTTGGATCTGTAATTCCTGCCATGTACACAGCAATCCCAGCTGCTAGAAATGAACGCGCCCATGAAGCTGCAAGTCCTTTGATTTCTGTCATTTCTTCTTCTCCTTCTTGAGAATTGTTTTCTTTGGCGCTTCGACGGCTACGGTTGGAAATTCGCCCTTGTACGGCACATACTTCGGACGACCAAAGCCGACCACTTCTTTGCCGATTGTGCGTGTCTTCACCATGACCATGCCACCATTACGCTGATCGCCGCTGCCGGATGTATTGCCTTCGATGGTAACTACCGACTTGCCATCGATTCCAACGACGATTCCCACATGCGAAATCCGATCGACTCCGTCATGTGGAAAGTCCATGAATGCAAGATCACCGATTGCGGGTGTCTCGCTCCATCGTGAAATTTCCTTGAACTTGTGAGCTCCCACAGCTGTGGACACAACCGAGTGAACCTTGACGCCAGCTTGTGCAAGTACCCAATTGCAGAATGAACCGCACCACGGTAGCCCATTGGCTTTTGTAAATTCGCCGTACTTCGTTAAATTGTCGCCTTCTTCAATTGTGCCAATTTCGGCTTTTGCAATCTCGATTGCTTGTGCAGCTGTGCCGTTAGGATATGACATGGTGATGATCTCCGTTCGAGCATTCCCATCGGAATGTTGTTTTATTAAAATCAAGTTCAGGATGCCCGCATTCAAATTTTGGTGGGATAAACGCATCATTTACAGGATCATAGGTATATCCGATTCCCGCATAATTGTATCTAATTGATGAATTGTAAGAAGTCCGGACGCATGGCTGTCCACGAAAATTTGAATACCATTCTTCCGGAGTTAGACCATCAATTAATTCTGTTTCATCTTTTCCGGTGATTACTTCGGTAACGATATTGTTTTCATCTAAAAATGCGTAGTGAGCCATCACCAAGTCACCGTTCCTGTTCCAGCTGTGAACTTATAGATTTTATATCCGCCGGAAGTTGTGAGTGTGTAAGTTAAACCACCACCGATTGAAGTTAAATCCGAATAAGTATCTGCATATTTAATAACAACAATTCCCGAACCGCCGCTTTTATCTGTGCCATACCAATCGGTTACAGCACCATTACCGGTGTTTGCTGCGCCGTTTGCACCAGCTGCACCGTTTCCACCGCGACCACCAGCCGCATAGGTTACGGCTGTGCCGGTGATTGAATTAGATGTACCAGCTCCACCGTTTCCAGCGACATATCCAGTTGAAGCGTTTCCGCCAACTCCCGCTGAACCACCACCGCCGCCACCGGCTGATGTACCACCGCCGCTGAATCCATTTCCGCCGGCATAACCTTCGACCGGTGAATAACCGCCAACATTTCCTGCGCCGCCTAGTGTTGATGCGCCGCTACCGTAGCCGCCGCCACCTGATCCGCCAGCTCCACCGGCAGGTGGACCGCCTGATCCTCTTCCACCACCACTTGACGCAAATGAACCATATTGTGAATTTGAACCCGTGCTCCAACCAGCTCCGCCAGCTCCAACTGTTACGGTGTAATTCACGCCCTTAGATACAGAAAAACTTGAATTTGTGCGATAACCACCAGCTCCACCGCCGCCGTTTGCATCTGTAGTTGAACCACCACCACCAGCAACGACCAGCATATTCAAAGATGGCGGAGCAACAACCAAATGACCAGAAATTCCTGATGCGTAAATTCCTAAAATTCCCATGACTATGCTATGTCGCCAATCACGGTGAATGTATTGCTTCCGGTACAAATAATTGTGCAAGCGGAGTAACGGGCTCTCAAAATTGGCGCAGCTGCCGTTGCACCTGTTGATGTGATTGTCACGCCAGCTCCCGCTGTGAATGAAGTCAATCCAACGCCAATTGATTGCACATTGATTTGATTTCCTGTTGTGAAGACAGATGGTGGAATTGTCACAGTTATAGCTGAAGCGTTTGAAGTTGTGACTAACTTTGCGCTGTCTGAAGCTACAAGGGTGTATGTCGTTCCAGTCTGCGCATTAAATGAAAGAGTTGTGTCATCCTGTTCAACCCATGTGAAGTCGAGATCTGTGCCGGACGCCTTTGAAAGCACTTGTCCAGTCGTACCGCCTTTAAGATCGACAAAAGCGGTGTCGATGTCTTGTCCAAGAGTCGCGATTGCTGTCGCGCCGTCTTTGACGAGATCCGTGGATTGTGGAATATCCCATCCATAGTTCGTTGTCGTTGTTGCCATTTCTTCTCCTTATGCGACGACGGTTGCGTTCAACCAGTCAAGTGTAGGTTCGATTGTGTTCCAAGTCTCGACGACAGGCACATCGTTCCATCGGAATGCCTGAAGTGAATATGCCACCGGAGTGACATATAGCGAGACAGTTAGCGAATTGATGCCGGCTTGAAATTGCCAGCCTTCGACAAATCCTTGAAAGTTCGAGCCCATGTTCAAAGGTAGGTCAGAGATATTGACCGGCATTCCCATGAAGACGGACAAAAGATTGTCACGATCAGAGTCATCGATTTCTGGCGATCCAAGCGGGAATGAGATTTGATTGAAATTGGCTTGAGGAAATGCTCGGAGCGTCAAATAAAATTCGGCTTGAGCCGTGGCATCGCTGCCATTTTCCAAAGATGTCTGAATATCTTGAGCGAGAGTGCCGTACAGGGCAATCGATTCGGCATCTGAATCCGTAACTTGTGCTCCGTTTTTGTAGGTTACTGTCACATAATTGCGGACATCGCCAGCGCGAACGGCTGTTTGAAGTCCATTGGCAAAAGCGTCATTGGCTGAAAGGTTTACATATCCATTTGCTGAAAGGTATTGAGTTCGGTGTGTGCTGTCCGCATAGCTGATTTGACCGGCTGAATTCTCGTACAAATAGCCGAGTCCGGAAGTAGCCAAAGCCGAGACAAGCGAATAAATGTCGGTCGTGTTAGCGCTACGAGCTGCAAGCTCATAATTGCCAGCATCGATGTTGCCAAGCCCCGAGTTGTAAGCCTGATTCCATGTAAGTGCCGGAGCGACATCATTCCAAGTTTCCGCGGCTGGCAGTTGATTCCAGCGAGAGAATAGGGCTTGAGAGAGAATCTCTTCAATCTGTACGCCGTCCAAGTCTTTGCTCAAGACTCCTTCGGTGAGTACCTTTGGAAGCCTTGCAAGGGCTCCCAGAGCCACGATGGAGATTGTTTGAGTCACTCCAATAGACCCGCCAGATTGAACGCCCACAATTAAGTCTGTAATTGAGCCGCCAAAGATTGCCACCGGATCACCATTTGAGTCGTCGATGTAAATGGTCACGGCTGAATTGATTTCGGCTGTGATATTTGAATCGTCAAGATTTATGAGCGTGAGATTGCAATATCCGGCGATGGCTTGAGAGTAGATGTCTGTACGCCCAGAGCCAATTGTGAGATTGGCGAGAGTTACATTCTTGTATTCAACGCCATCGATGTCGATGCTCCATGTCGGAGTCCATAGGCTCATGCGAAAGCGAACCGATTCGCGCCGAGAGTGCCACGGGCATTTGAGCGATTAAGCACATCGACGATTGTTCGGGCTGTGCCTTCAGCGTCAATTGCGCCGTTCACGGTGATATTGATTGTCCCGCCACCCATTCCGCCGTTCGGGACAATTGTGCCGTTTGAGCTCGGGACGAACATTTCCGCACCCTTCTCGCCTACGACATAAGACTTTCCAGCTTGTACAGATCCGCCAGCTGCGCGGAAGCCACCGAAAGCCGAATCGATTGCGCTTCCAATTCCTCGAACGACCGGATTGTTTTTCGCCAAAGTAATCAAAGACTGAATTGCTCCGACCACGCTTTTCACGATATTGAAAAGTCTTTCAAATCCGCCGATGAGACTACCAACGACATTGATGACAACTCCGAGAGCGATTCCGATTCCTTGAATGGCAAGCTTTAACACTCCACCAAGCAAAGGCGCAACAAAGTCTTTAAGGAATTTGAAAAGAACGGTGAACTCTTCTTTGTTGTCCATAACTGATTTTTTGATTTGGTCAAATGCAAATTTAAAACCTTCAAGTACCGGTTGAAAGATATTCTTCACAAGATCAATGTATGTTTTAAAAGCGTTTGTCAAGCCTTCTTTGCCGCCAACTGAATCGATAAATCCTGCAACGGCTGGAATGACTTTATTTACGACAATGTCAATCATCGGTGTAATTGCGTCTAATACAAAAGAGCCGATTGTTTCTTTGCCTTCATCAATTGCAACCTTGAGGCGAGCCATCTTGCCGGCGAATGTATCCGCCTGAATTGAAGCCTGATTTGCAAAAGTGCTTGCAAGTTGCTTTGTGATTTCGTCCATCGACATCGTCTTGAGCTGTGCCGCTGTGAGTCCAACGCCTAGCTTTGCGAGAGAAGCTGTGTTTCCTTCAGCTGCTTTTGCCATCGCGTTGGTAACGGCTTCAAGAGATTTGCCAGATCCAGCTGCTACATCGACGGCAACGGATTGGAGCTTGAGAGCTGCGTCTGAATCCTTTGTGGCACGGACTAGGCGTTCAAAGCTCGGACGAAGTTCATCATCCGTCAATCCTGTGAGAAGTGAAGTCTGAAGTATTTGATTTTCAACGGCAGCGATTTGAGCGTCTGTCGCTCCGGTAACATTTTGTAATGTAGTGGCGAGCTTTGCTTGAGCTTGCTCATCTGCGATGGCAGATTCAACGCCTTGCTTGAGTAGGACTCCCGCATACGCCAAAGCTGCCGCGCTTGCAGCTGCAAAAGCTGCTCCGGCTAGCTTGCCAAATTTGCCCATTTTGTCGCCGAAAGATTGGACTTCGGTTTCTGCACCTTTGACTCCGCGCTTGAGTTCATCGAAATCAGCGTCGAAAGTAATCTTTACTTTTGGAATTCCAGCCATTAGTCAAGCCCCAATTTCTTCACGACGGTCTGCACCATCTCGGCATATTCTCTCGCAACGATTGGCTCATAGTAATCAACGGCAGGATTGATCCAATAGCCGCGTTTATTCGCCGGAGCTTTAAATCGGTTGGTATAAGGGCGACCGAGTGAGTCCACGCCTTTATGTGAGCCGTATTCTGTTCCCCAAAGTAACGCACCCGCCGGAGCCGCTTGCTGGCGCACTTTTGCGCCTTTACCGGACTTTGACTTTTCGCCGCCGTACTTGCGACCAACTTTCTTTGATCCGCCAATATCGACACGAATCAATCGGTCACGCTTTGCCGTGATAGTTTGAGCGACCAGCTTTGTCTGTGGAGCTGGCGCGGATTGGCTAAACATCAAGAGTTGTCCGGCTAGGCGTTGAGATAATGGAAGCGCGCCATTTCGGATTTCATCTTGTGATTCTTTATCGAGCTTATTCAGCAAGCCGATGAGATTGCGAAATTCGACAGGATCGACAGTTATGGCAAAAGTGCCTCTACCTGCCTTTGTTGCCATTTCGCTTCTCCAAAATCTCGATTGCTGTGTATATCTGCTCCGCCGTCTCCCACTCTTTCATCGGAATCCCTGTCGCAATTGCCAGTTCAACCAATACGCGATTTAAGCTTCCGACGGCGTAGCTTTTGGGCTTTCTGTTTCCTCGGATCGAATATCGTCCACGGTATCGCACCAAATCTCGTAAGGTTTGATTGGCTGTCCGGCAAGCTCTCTTTTCTTTGCGTTATACGCTAGAAAAAGAAGATCATCGAGTCCGACATTTTCGCCGAGCTGTGTAACCTTCAAGCCTGTCTTTCTTTCCCACTTTACGAATTCCGGTGTCGAAGCCGTGAACGATTCCGATTCCCCTGAGAAATATGTAATTGTGATTCCTGTTTTCATGCTCCCGATTTCCTATCTCTTAGCTGAATGTCTCTGTAGGTGTTCCTACAACTTGAAATGATAGCGATACGGTCTGCGCGTCCGGTGCTGAACCGCCGACATTTGGGAATGTAGGCAAGATATTGCAAGCAAAGACCGCGCCTGTTACAGCTGTGATTGATGCTGCCAAAGTTGTGTTTGGTGCTGATTCTGTTGCTGTCCAGAGTGATTCACACAGAGAACCAACTGCGCCCCAGTCTGCAAGCATTTCGACATTCAAAGTCCATGAATCATCGATTGCCTTGTAAGCGCGTCCATCGAGTGTCTGATATGTCTCGATAACATGGTCTGCTTCAAGTGAAACTGTTGTTGCCTGTGCGTCGTAGCTAACGGTCGCGATCGTCAATACGAGATCGCGCCCTGTGATGACGGTCGTTGCCATTTGTGCTCCTAGTTTGTTTGGGTGTATTGGGTAGATATATCGATCTCGCAAGCAAGGACTTCTGATCCGCTGGCAAGGGTCATCGGGATTGGATTAGACACAGACCCGACTGTGTAGCCTGACGGAATAACCGCCAGAATGCTCATGACTAGCTTTTCGATATTGTCGAGAGAAGCTGCGTTGGAATACATCGCGACTCCAACGGTGATGACAAGATTGATTTTGACACGCGTGGATGTGCCGATGAGATTTGCCTCAAGGTAGGGCGTGTTAGGGACGATGGCAGCAAATGGCACTTGTGGAGACTCCGGTACGGAATCGTAAGGATTTACCGCGACGGATGAAAGGGCTGTCTTGAGTGCTCCACGGATATTGACGGCAATTGAAGAGGCTGTCATGCGAGCATCGCATCCGTGTCAAGAGATTTGCCTAGAATTCCAACGACTCGATTCAAGAGACTGCGACCGATGCGATATGGCGTAGGCTGAAAATCAACGCCTTCAATCTGTCCGCCGGCAGCTGTAATTGATTGGAAGATTTCAACGGAGACAACCAAGAGAGCTTCATAGACGGCTGGATTTGATGCGTAGATTGTCGCTGCGTCGTAGCCTGAAAGATAAGTCGTTCCGTGAGGAATGACCGCGTTCATCGCGATGTCTGCGTTTGTTTTTGCATAAGAAAATTCGTATTCGCCACCAATTGCTGTGACTGTATATGTGCCATTAAAAGTCGCATCTACACTTGAAACGACAACGCTTGATCCCACGATGTAATTGTGTGGAGTGTTAGTCGTTAAGGTTGCGACATTTGAAGCAATCCGGCGATTTGTAACCGATGAAGAATATGAGACAAGAAGCGGCAAAATCGTGAGCTCGCTAGTGTCAATCACCTTTTGAAGATAAGCATCAGAGTAAAGAGAAGAGCTCACTTGCAAGACATCCCGTAGCTGCGTCGGAGTGACAATTGACATGTGAGCTCTTCCCTTCTTCTGCTCGACTAGCTCGGGAGCGAACTAGTCGATGTTTAAGTGTGGCGGATTACGCCTTGTTGTTCTTGAATGCGCCAGCGCCAATCTTTGTCGCGATTGCACCGTATCCGTACATCATGACGCTGATCTGACCTGTTGCAATTACATCTGCGCGAAGCTGATAAGTAGGTGACTCGTACCATGTGTAAGCGTCTGGATTGACGATAAGGATTGAGCCGTCTGTGTCTGTGCCCGCAGCTGTGTTTGCTGTGACATAGAGATCAAGTCCCGCAACATTTCCACGGATTGAATCGACGCGAACTGCACCGCCGGCATTCTGTGGCTGTGCTGCGTTGTAGATTGGACGACCTGAATCGTTAAGTGTCATCACGTTGCTCCATTGTGAAGTGTTCATGATGATGTTCTTTGCGAATCCCTGTGTGCCGTTATAGACGGAAGCTGCACCGCGAGCGATGATGCCGAGAAGTTCAGCCGCTGTTGGATAAGTTGTTGTTGTTGTTGCATCAGATGATGCGCCAGCGATAAGAGCTGCGTTCACAGCTGTATCTGTTGCCTTTGCGTACTGTGCTGCCATGTTGCGCATAAGTTCATCGATGAATGCTGGTGAAGAACGATCAAAGAGTTCGACAGAGAATGTCTGCGCTCCTGAATACTTCTTGACAGACACAGACAAGAATTCAGAATTCTGATCTACATCGGCAACTGTGCCGCCTTCATCTTCTTGTGTTACAGACGGGAGCTGCGTAATCTTTGGAAGTTCAAAACTCATTCCAGCGTCCGGCAAGGTGCCACGGCTGACTGCATCAATGTTGCTTCGTGTTGAGTTTGCAAGACCGTTGATTACGGTTGTTAGCTGGCGGGTAGGGACGAGACCTGCGTTGTCCGTTGTATCTGATGCGGCGGCTACATAAGAGCGCGCTTCTTCAGATCCGAGAGCTGCCTTGATGTTCATTTCAAGCTGCTTTCCAGCTGAAAGGTCTAGGCGTGGCTTTGAATAAGCGACAGGCTTTGCTGACGCTGTTACTGACTGTGCGGCTTCTACCGTCTCGACGGTGTCCGCGTTTGTGACGGTGTTTTCCACTTCGTCTCCTTCTGTTGTTGGTGTTTCTTCCGCTTCCGGTGTGGATTCGGAATTCTCTTCTTCTTCGCTTGCAGCTACTTCGGAAACGCGAGCGGATCGAACTGCTGGCTCTGATACAAGTGCAACGCCAGTCAATTCACCAGCAAGTACGCGCATCACGCCGCCTTTTTCCTGCACATAATCATCAACAGCAAGTTCAATTGAAAAGCCATCGCGAAGTCCGTCCATAGCTTCAACAAGAGCGTCATTTCCAGCTGTTGTCTGCGCGATTTTAAAAGTTGCGTTGATTGCATTATCGCCGTCCATTGACATTTCAAGCACTTTGCCAATGCGACGAGTGCGATCATGTTCAAGGTTAAGAAATACAGGCTTCGGCTCAATTGAGCCTTTTGCAAAAATTACTTTGCCGGTTGATGCGTTCGCTGGCTCTTCAAAAGCCACGATGCGTCCCGTGATTGTGCGCGACTCTGAATCTGCCGCTGTGATTGTCATTGGTGTCGTTAGCTTCATCCGATGATGTCCTCTTCTTCTTGAATTTGCTCAATGCTCATAGCACCGATGCGGTTAAGAATTTCGTACACTTGCGCGCGCTCGTAAGGATTGCCACGCAAGAAATCATCCAAGTCATATCTCACATATTGTGAAGCTGGCGTGAAATCTGTTAAAGATAAACGCTGCTCGATAATTGTGAGGATTGGACGAATTGAAAAGTCGATGAGATCGCGACGCTGATTGACAGCGTTTGAATATGTCATCGATGATGGATCAGCTGAAGCGAACCAAGCCGGCAAGCCAATTGCACGACAAAGTTCAAGCGCAAGATATTGACGCGCTTCATTCATTTGAAGATTCTTTGGATCATATCCAATTGTGTCCATCTTGATGTCTGCGTTTAAAAATGTGACAGCCTTTGACGCTTTATTCTTGAACGCGCTAATGAGTGAAGCAACACGGTCTTTTGGAAGTTGTACACCGTTGCTTGACAAGACAATTTGTGGAATTGGATTAAGAGCAAAGTCATAAGCTGCTTTTTCAAGCGCGTGAGCTGCGCGGACTGTGCGTCCTGCGCGATTGAGCAATCCTTCTTGCATATTTCCAAAGACGACAAGATCTTCGGACGGAATTACATATCCGTCGATTCGATAGCCTTCGATTTCTGTGCCAATTGAATTTGTATCTACTGTAACGCGCTCCGGAGCAACTCTTTCCATCGATTGAATTCTTCCGGTGTCCGCATATCTTGAAATCACACGGGCATAGGCAGCCGGACGGAAAAGCAAATCTTCCGCAATCCACGCCCAAAATTCTGCGCCGGTGATTCGTGGATCCGGTTGATTGATAATGCGTGGAGAATAAACAGTTTCATTTGTTTCTTTGACTTTTGTTTCCAATGGCAAAGAAGCAACTGTGGAGCAAATAATTCCGCGAGCGCGAGCGATTACGGGTACGCCCATCGCTTCGGATCGTGATGCACTTTGTCCATAAGCAAAATATGGAGCTCCAAGAGAATCGATTGAATTAACGGGTGCGAGAGAAGCATCGACCGTAGCTTCTGGAATCGGCTTTGGAGCCGTGACGAATAAATCAAATAGACCCATGCCTCAATTTTACGGATCCGATACAACTACCCGATCATAATGTCAAGATCCGTCTGTGGGCGTGTCGCGTAATGTGTGACGAGCGCACAAGCCACGGTCGCACACACAGTCGATTGAGAAGCTCTGCGTCCAATAGTCCATCCGCCATCGCCGAAAGGAAGCCTCGCAGCTGAGAGGATCTGTTTCGTCAATTCCGGCTGATTGCCATGTCGGAGTCTCTTTGATGTGATTGCTCCTAAAAGTTCGTCGCAGGATTGACCGTAAAGAGCCCCGTCTATATCGGCGAGTGGGATTCCGGCTGGCGCAAGTCTAGCCGCAATCGCGCTAGAAGTTCGGCGGCTGTACGCCAATACTTCGACAGGGAATTCAGCAAAGTGATCCGCGATGTCATTGGCGATGGCTTTGTCATCGAGTGAAATCGGGTTGTGCCATGTACGCAAGAGTTTGACGAAGAATTGGTCGTCGTCTATGCGCTGACCTATTACGAGAGCTGCATCGCGTCGATCCGGTGAGCAATCCAGTCCCATCCACACAGTCGATTCCGAATCAATCTCAAATCCATCGGTTGCACACTCCGCCCATTCGCCAGCGGGTATTGCCGAGCTGATTGTCTGAACCCATCGACAAAGGACTTCGGTACGGACGACATCCGGCGGGTCGTTCATGACAGCTCTTAGATTGTCGATGTGTACCGTGTGACCAAGAGCCGGATTTGCTTTGGCAGCTCCCGCCCAAAATTGCGGTGAGTCGTCGATTTTGTCGTAATCGCTAGACCATTCGAAATAACCAATGTCATCCGTTGAGCCACCGGCTGCGCCGATTCCACGCTCACGAATTTGATTTAAGACAAGGCTGTGCTGATCGCCAGCATTGGAATACGACCACAGCTGTGGATTCTCGGCAGCCATCATCGTGTATCGCAGGGAAGCCCATGTCGTCTCATCCTTGAGCTCTCGCGTCTCATCGATGTGAACCGTGCTCGGCTTTGAGATACCACGCGCCGCCGATGCGCCAGCCTTTACCATGTAGCGCCCGCCACCGTGCTCCGGTAGTAATTCAATCTCTTCAGATCCATGAGCCCATCGGATGCGTTTGACGCGCCTTGCCAATTCGTCATTTGATTCGATTGTCTGTACAAGATCGCGAAAAGTTTCAAGAGAAGTCGTCAATCGATGAGCCGTACCGATTTGCAGTTTGTCGCCCCATTCGTACAATCCCATAAGGATCCGCATTTTCATGAATGTCGTCTTACCTTGTTGTCTGGCACATACAAGCTGGACTAATGGATGCTCCCACCTGCCGTCGGGCTTGTACCGGTGAGCCTCGATTGCCAGCCATTCTTGCCACGGCATGAGCGGGAATCCAATGCTATTGCTGAAATCAATAAGCTCTTGTCCACGCGTAGGCAAGTGCGGACGCAAGCGTGAGTGGATTCTAGGAGTCGCAGACCCATAGAGCGTCTCTGTGATGGGCTCCAAAACCTGTTCAAGCCCGTTTGAGCCACTTTGAACCAGTTCGAGCCTTCTCGTACCGTCTTGAGCCATTTCAATGCCTCTTTGATTCGTTTGGTGGTGAAAGAAAGCCTC